ATTCAGCTGATCGGCTCCTGCGGCGCACTGACAATGCCGGAAGATCAGCTATTTGAATCTGAAGAAGCTGCTGAAAAGAGCCGACAGCAGATCAAGCTGAACAGCGCGAATGTACAGAATGATTTCATATCTGTAAAACCGGATCCTTTCGACAACTGGATTGGGCGATAGAAATTGGTTTCAGAGTTGTTGAGGATATTCGTAATCGGCAACAGGATATAGAAAAAGCACTTTCGGAAGAACAGTATCTTCCGAAGGTGCTTCTTTGTTTTTTCTTATCGTTATACTAAAACTCTCTAATCCAAACCTTTAGAACGGTGTTCCATACAGATCATAAGGTGTCACCTGATATACGTAATAAGTTTACAAAGTTTAGTACAAAACGCTCCAAAAATCCTTTATTTTAAGGCTTTTTTATGTTGGCAAGTGTGTAACTTACACACCATTTACACACTTATGAAATTTTTTGTTTAAAATCCACGATATTATTTGGCGTATTATCTACCAGTTTTTCAATATCATTAAAAGATTTTTCTTTAGTAACATGAGTATATAAATCAAGAGTCATTTTAACACTTGCATGACCTAAATATGATTGAACAACTTTAGGATCGATTTCGTGTTCAAAACATCGAGTGGCAAACGTATGCCTAAATGTATGTCCACTAAAATTTTTGAACAAATCATTGTTCGGTCGCAACAAATTTATTTCTCTTATAACTGCATGTATAGCATCTGCATATATCACTGAATTTATCGGAGTATTGTACTTTGTAGTAAACAAAAAATCATTCTGTTCTTTTGGTCTCTTGCTTGATACTATCGCTTTTTGTTGAATCTGTCTTTCAAGATATATTTTACAAACGCTGTTTATCGGAACTTTCCTATAACTCTGCTTTGTTTTTGGTTCTTCTATGTGAAAAGTCTTTCTGGTATCTGTAAGATACTTTTGGTACACTAACGTTTTGTTTACATCGATGAACCCATTTTCAAAATCTATATCTGATTCTGTCAACGCAAAAAGCTCTCCTGGTCTCATTCCGGTATTTACTGCAACATTAAACATATTATCATAAAATGTATTTTTGCAATATTCAAAGAAAATGTTCTGTTCTTCAAGAGTAAGAGATTTAGCTTTAGATTCTTTCTTGTCTATAACTTTGGATCCTAAAACCGGGTTTTTTAAAATCAAATTATCTTCAAGAGCTCTAGCCATTAGATCTGATAATATGACTTTGATTTTATTTTGCCTTTCATACCCATATCCATTTGTATGAGCCAATGTTATTATTCTTTGAATATCTGATTTAACCAAAGAATTTATGTTGCGATTTCCTATAAAAGGTGATATATTCTTATTGTATATGTGAGTGTATTCTCTAAGAGTATTAGGGCGTACACTCTTTTCTTTATATATCTTTATCCATTGATTAAACCAATTATCCAATTTTATGGTTTCTCTTACACTTACAAATGTTTCATTTTCTGCAATTTTAACAGCAAGATCTTTTCTTAATTCAGATAACTTTTTTGAATATATTGTCTTTGAATTGCCAAACCTATCTTTATATCTTCCTTGATAGGTCCCGTTTTTTCTTTGAGTTATCCCAACTCCTAGTTCTTTTCCTTTTAAATCCTTTCCCATTATTTTTTGCTCCTTCCATTTACAAAAGAGCCACTATACAGCTACATATTACTATATAAAGGCTCATATTTCAATGTTAGACTTCAACTGTTTTTTCAATATACTTCTCAAATTCTTTTCTTTTAACTAATCTTTTACCTTTTCCAACGCAAAAAAGGAACGGGCATCCTGGTTCGTTCAGCATGGAACTTATCTTGTTAACACCAATGTTGCTATACTGCGAAGCTTCTTCCACTGTGAGCGTTACCTTTTCCCATACAGGAATACTATTATCTTTCAATTTTACTACCTCCATCACTTTGGACATTATACTTTTTACTCGTCTGTTTACAGTTGATTCTGAAACAGAAAGTTTTTCCGAAATTTCAATTATGCTTTTTCCTTTTGATAACATCATAAAAATTCTCAATTCTTCATCGGTAAAGTTACATTCTTTTATGTAATAATTTATCTCACTTTTTACACATTTACATAACTTCATACGCGATTCCCTCTTTCAAGGGAGTGGCTAAGCCACTATATCCCGGCTTAAGTCCACTCCCATACGTTCTATTCACTCATGTGGCAACTCGCTTAGATATTCCCCTTGTTTCTTCACAAGGTTAGCTGCTTCATATGGTTTGGTTCTGAAACGTCTAACAGCTTTTACGCTAGGTGCACTACTCGCAAGCTTTCCGTGTTTAATATCTCCACGGAACTTCATTGATTTTGATCCTTTATTCATCTTCGTTTACCTCTTCTTTCAACCATTGTTCAAATCCAGTATGTCCCTTGTCGCGCATATCTTGTACAAGACATTCAGAGCATACGCCGGCAATCTTGCAGAGTTCTATTGACAGCTCCATGTCGGACATTGATCGGATTTTATCTCCGTTTGTCATATTACATCTTTCCTTTCTTCATGAAATCATGATAAATCGCACTACTTTCTCTTTCTACAATGTTCGAAGTTTCAAAAGCATTTCCTGTAACAATAACGTTTTTTGTATATGCCCAATATGCCAAGTCTTTTCTAAGAAATTCTGTTCCATTTCCAATCCATTCAATTACAAATGCACCATCTTCATACTTAATCACTCCGTAATAGTGTCCGCATTGCACAATATCGTTTTCCCAAAATTCCTCGCCTAATTCATTTGTTAATCCGGTATACTGGCAAATGGTATCTTCATCAACAAGAAATTCACCCTCAAGGCTTTTATCATAGATATAATTCTCGTCACTAAGATAGCCATGCACCCATATTCCGTTGAGATGCTCATTACCTGGAATTGCATGAATATGTTTCGCTCTGAAAAGTATTTCTCTATTCATAACTGTCAACCACCTCCAACTTTTTCAGATCCTCGATAAGCCACGGCTCTTCATCTGACCACTTGACCATTGGGAAGTCGATGTTGAGTTTTTGCAATGATTTAATCGCACCGGAATCAATCACCCATCCATCTTCACGTTTTTCAGCACTATTTTGGCATGCCATCAAATTATCGCTTTTACTTCTCACAATGTATTTAAGTTCTTCGCCAAGATACTCCAAAAACGCTCTGTCTCTCTTGCTTATCACTTGCTTTTCAATGTACTCTGACTCAGCCCATTCTCTTCTTCTTCTATCGCAATCTTTATTATCAAAAAACAAACATTTACTACAAGAAATATCTTTACACGAAACAATCTTGTCTGTGCGCTTATCTACAGCAACCCTATATCCATCGCACGCAATCTCCACAATCTCTTTTGCGTCCTTTTCTTTATTCTTCATAGTATTATCTCCACTCTCCCAAATGTCCAAAACATTCTTTTTTAAATTTTTCTAATACATCTATTAGGTTGTCTATTTCGTAAGAATCCTTAAATATTATCTCGATTGTTTCAGGATTAGATGTGTCAATATCATTACAGTAGGGAAATGGTTCCATAAAACAATTAAATCTAGCATTTATACCTTTATGTGTTAATGATATTTGATTAACACTTTCTTTATTTCCAATAATCTTCATCTCTTCCACCTACCAAAGTTTATCTATTGCTTCATGACTCAAATTCTTGATTCTCTTTTTCTTTCCGCATTTGCGACATTTCAATAGCACATCTCTATGTATAGTATTTACGAGTTGCACATCATACTCGTGCTTGCATAAACACTTGATTTTACAACCATTTTTTCTCCAACTCTTGATTTTTTCTTCAAGTCCAGTTAAAAAACATGCAACTACAAGAGCAACTGTTGCACCTCCAACTACCATTAAAATTTCTTTTACAATTTCAATCATCTTTTCCACCTCGCTTAACAATTTCTATAGCGCACGCCATTCCTCTCGCATAGCCTTTTGCTTCATCAAATTGCAGCATATTTTCTATTGTACACCTGCGCTTTTCTTCATCAGCAAGTTCTAACTCTTTATTCAACTGTTCAATGACTTTCTCCACATCAAACGCTGTTTTGTAATTCCTTAATGTTCGGATTTCAACTCTACAGTTAGTTCTGTTATTTTGTAATTCTTGAATTTTTGCATCTATATCATATAGTGTGCTTTCTTCAAATTTTCTCGCTTGCCATCTCACTATTGCTTTTGTCAATTTCATTATCTCTTCTTCAATTCTTGCGATTTCTGCATCAACATCAATTAGTCTCATCAATCTCACTCCAATCAAATTTACAACCACATTCGCCACAATAGTTGTTTCTGTTCTCTGCATCCGACATTACCTGTTTACCGCATAAATGGCATATATAGCCGATATCTCCGTTCAGTGTGTCTATGATAATCGGCTTTATACTGGAATCCGCTTTCTCCAGTGCAATAAGAGCCATTCGCACAGCTGCATCATGCTTTCTTGCGCTGATAGCTGCTTTTGGAACTTCTGTATGTATGTCTTTCTCCAATATCTCCATAGCTTCTTTAATTTCCATCTTTTTTCTCCTTGTACGGTTTCGGTAACGGCAACCATGCCATTACTTCGTCAATAACATCATCTTCTTCATTTGTCCATCTCTCACCATCCCAATAGGCACTGAATGGTTCAGCGACACGTTTCTTTTGCACGATGTATCCATTTTCTCCGCGCTCTGGTTTTTTCGGAAGTCTCTCACTCACTGGAATCCACTTCTGACTTTGCAGTGCAATAGCAATTTTCGCAAGTTCGATACCATCAAGCCATTCTCCACATTTTTCTTTTTCCTCAAACTCCGCTAACTTCTCCATAGCTTCTGACAGCTTGTTCTTGTCCTTAATCACTGCTTTCCCACAGTGGTAGGTTGTTAATCTCTCTTTCATTCCCTCACCTCTTCCAGCAAGCCATTCACTACCAATTCACACTCTATCTCGGTTGCTGTCCGTTTGTCGCTGAATTTACAGTTTGGATTCTTGTGTATCCTTGCATCTTTGATCGGCCATTCAGATTCAGTAAAATGCTTACTGTCCACAAACATCACTCTGTGCCCGTTCTTCACGCAGAGATAGTAACTCTCTGCGCTTTTCGGAAGTCCTCGGCAAGGCTTGAACCCGAACCGCATAAACTCACTTGCCTTTACCTTTGGTCTTAATCTCACGATATCTCACTCCTTTTTCATACTTTGTACATTCCGACGGATCACAACCACGTTCATGGTCAGTGATTAAAATATAGTCGCAGCCTTTTCTTGCGTCAGATGCACGGTATTTACAAGTTCTGCACAAATGCCTGTCTCCGTTGAAGCATTTCTTTTCCCTCTCAGATTTCTTAAGCTTCCCACCGTATATTCCGACAGTTCCATAACAGATTCCTGTCTCTTCCGAAATCTGCTTATATGTCTTTCATCTTTCTCATCTCTTGCCGATGTTCTCTGTAAAGTATCCGACTGTTTAATATCCATCCATACCGGGCTTTCTCCTGTGTTCATGACTACTCCTTTACACGACAGATTTCTTCGTACACTGTAAAGAATTTTCCCTCATGCTCTTTGCAGTATTCTTTCAAAACCCTTTTCATTGCTTCCTCTTTTACTTCCGTGACATCTTCCTCGTATACACATCTTTTCACTTTGCCCGTATCTTCAATCACTCGAACAACGTAAGCAAGCTCAATCTCGATTTCTTTCTTCTCATGCTCTTTCTTCCACTGTTTGAGGATTTCAACAACTTGTTCAGGGTATTTTTCTAAAAATTTATTGCAGTAAATATCTTCACCATTATTAACTCTACTGAACTTACATTCAGAACATAAAATACTTTCACACATTTCGCACTTAAACCTAATTGCTTCTTCCGCTGTCAGTTCTTCCTCTGCCAAGCCTTCAAACATTTCGTCCGTCCAGTAATAGAGATTATCATCGATTTCGTATCGTTGCTCTTCGTTTTCTACTTTTTTAATCTCAACAATGCTTCCGTGCAGTTCTGCCATATTTCTATTTGCGCTATACTTACCATAATGCCCGTATTCTTCCAAGTTTTTTCTGACTCTTACCTTATCTCCTACTTTATATTTCATTACGCTTCTCCTCATTAACAACTTTTCCGTCAACCATCGTGTACCATGTATCTTCTTTGATTGTTTCTCCGTCAACACGAACCATCACAGCATCTTTGAGTTCCCACATATCTTCTTTCCAGTAGCTTGATGATTCATTTCCATTGCACTCCCAGTCTGCAAGGACAAGGAATGAGCCTTTCACGCCTTTCGCTTTTCCTTTATATCCCCAAGCCACCGCTACAGCGTTAGGGCTTTCTGCTGAGGATGCTCCTTTGTATCCTGTCGCTGAGGATGCTCCACAGTTTCCTGTCGCTGAGGATGCTCCGTAGTCTCCTGTCGCTGAGGATGTTCCTTTGTATCCTGTCGCTGAGGATGCTCCACAGTTTCCTGTCGCTGAGGATGCTCCGTTGTCTCCTGTCGCTGAGGATGTTCCTTTGTATCCTGTCGCTGAGGATGTTCCTTTGTCTCCTGTCGCTGAGGATGCTCCACAGTTTCCTGTCGCTGAGGATGCTCCGTTGTATCCTGTCGCTGAGGATGTTCCTTTGTCTCCTGTCGCTGAGGATGCTCCACAGTTTCCTGTCGCTGAGGATGCTCCGTTGTCTCCTGTCGCTGAGGATGCTCCACAGTATCCTGTCGCTGAGGATGCTCCACAGTATCCTGTCGCTGAGGATGCTCCACAGTTTCCTGTCGCTGAGGATGCTCCGTTGTCTCCTGTCGCTGAGGATGTTCCTTTGTATCCTGTCGCTGAGGATGCTCCACAGTTTCCTGTCGCTGAGGATGCTCCACAGTTTCCTGTCGCTGAGGATGCTCCGTAGTTTCCTGTCGCTGAGGATGTTCCTTTGTCTCCTGTCGCTGAGGATGCTCCACAGTATCCTGTCGCTGAGGATGCTCCACAGTTTCCTGTCGCTGAGGATGCTCCGTTGTCTCCTGTCGCTGAGGATGTTCCTTTGTCTCCTGTCGCTGAGGATGCTCCACAGTATCCATCAGAATCCGCTTCTGGTTTTACTCTTTCTTTCGTATATTCAATAGCTGCTTCTACTAATCCTGCAATACTAAGTTTTGCACCAATTTTAATTTTTGTTGATGCAACTTTGGTATCTTCTGATTTTTTCGAAAGTTTTCCACTCTGTTCAACTTCATGATATACACTTTCCGAAGGACTATAATAACTAAGACAATCCAACGGATATTCACAAGCATGGAATCCATTTTCACAAACTAATGCATTGCTTTCTTCATATTCTTTACCTTCCTCATACTGAAAGCCTCTGCAAGTCATGTCTTTGTTGAATCCTTTGTATGATTTAATAACTTTACTCATATTCTCTATACTTTCTCTTCAATCATTCCAGCATTTCTGTTATCTGTAATGGCATTTCTGATAACTAAACTCATCTTACCGAACAGTGTTTCGTTTCTCACTTCTTCTCGGTAAGATCGCATGAAGTTTGAGCTAGCCACCTGTTCATTGTAATTTTTGTCAATTGCCCATGTTCTTAACTGACTAGGGCTGCCAACTGCTTTCTGAACAAGCTTCGGAAGTTTCTCAAATTCTTCATCAGCATAATACCCGCATCTTTTGAGTGCTTTGCTGACAAGCGACCACGCTTCTACTTCGTTCATCTGTTTTGGTTGAGTAATGAACTGAATCTTCTCCATTAATTGTCCTGGGACTGGTGCAAAACCTTTTGTGTCTGATCTGATGTAAGCCATTAAGGCTTGTTCAACAACGCTGTATTCTTCTTCTTCGAATATCTTCTGCCACATATTGACGGTGTATTGCTTGTCTTGCACATCCCATTGAGGATACGTGGCTTGAATCATCATTATGATTTGAATTGTTTCATTTTTTGTCATGTCCGTAACTCACTCCATTCAGAAATCTTTCCATTGGCAGAATTTGCAGTAGATACACTCTGATTTAAGTAACTCTCAAATTTAGTCCCGAACAACGTCTCTGGTCTCAAAAACTTGCTCATGTTTGTCCCGTTCCACTCAGCGTATTTCTTGTCAATCACTGCCTTGAAATCATCAACAGTGAAATGTTCATTCAGCCTTGCTCTAATATGCTTCTGAGTGCTTTGAGTTTGATATCTGTATCTTGCTCCGGTTTTCATATTCAAGTATGATATGATTTCTTTGATTGACTCAATCTGACTGCTTGTTTCCTCAATTTGTGCGATTTCTCTATCAGATGTAATCTTGTCAGTTGCCTGGATGCATCTCTTATCCATCTGAGATTCATCAAGAGTGTAAGCCTTGTTCTTTTTCAACCCCAGCATCTTCTTTTCATCAATGCAGTCGGTTGGCTTATATCGGTCAGATTGAATGTAGTTATGCATTCTCCAATGCTTGATTACGATAACACCACTTTCAAACGTCAGAATGAATCTCTTCATAATTAACAAGTCATAATCATCATTCGAAGCACCGCACATTCTCTGAATCTTCCGTGGATTGCTGACAAATCCATCATCGTCAGCATTCATTGAAAGATGGAAGTAAAGCATCTGAGAGCTACTAGGCATTCCCAAAAATTCATCTGATTCTGTGATTCTTTTCGTAAACATTCTTCTCTCTCCCAAATCAAGCTCCCCCTGGCTTTAATTCTGCCTTTCTTTGTAAATATCTCTTTCTGTCATATTCTTTCTTGTGTTCCATGTGAGATTTTCTCCACTTTTTACATTTTTTCGTATTGCAATCAGTGTCATAAGAACTGGAACGATTCTTTTTAATCCTTTCCTTATTCTTCAGATAATATTGTTTATTGTATTCAGAACGATCTCTTTTGACCGTATGCTCTTTCCTGTACAGCTTTTCTCTCTCTGCTCTGTATTCATTGTCCGTACCTTTATGATACTTTTCACCTGTTGACTCTTCGTAAAACTGATAGTCTCGATTATTAGTCTCTGACATATCGCTTGACGTAAGTTCGTCCCATATACAATCGGAATACGGACAATTAAAACAATCTGGATGGCAACACTTTTTCGGCTTATAAGAACGGGAGTTCATCTTCAGCACCTTCAGGAATAGACATAAAATCGTCTCCGCTAGAACCGTATGGTGATTTTCCAGCTTCTGCATTGCTAGAAGTGGAACTTTCATTACTTTCTGATTTACTCTGGGCGATTTCCTGTGACTCTACGATAATCTCTGTCGTAAAAACAGTCTGTCCATCTTTGTTCTTGTAACTGCCGGTCTGAATTCTTCCGGTAATCGCAACTCTCATTCCTTTTCGGAAATATTTCTCTGTGAATTCTGCTGATTTCCCAAACACTGTACAATTGATAAAATCAACTGTAGGCTCACCGTCTCTTTTAAAACGCCTTTCAACTGCCAGTGAAAACTTTGCTACTGAAACACTTTCATTTTGTCCATATCTCACTTCTGGATCACGGACAAGTCTTCCAACTAAACTTACATTGTTCATTCTTCTACCTCTTCAATTGTCACTTCTACTCTCGGTTTCTGCTTGTCAATATCAAATGCTAGTGTTGGAGTAAGTACATCATCCCATCCATCATTTTTGAGGACTCTACACTTCTGTAAAGCATCTTCAAATGATTTTATAAAAGCTGACGCAACGTTCATTCTGTCATGCATCTTATTCTCACAATAAAATTCGTAGTGAATAATTACAGGCCTATCAATTTTTACTCCGCGCAAATCCTTGCTCAATTTAATGTACTTAGCACATATCGCATCATTCTTGCTCTTTTCAGAATTTCGATACTTCTTTGTCCGGTGATCGTACATTCTTCCACCCAAAAGCTCATTTAATCCGCTTTTAAACCCTTTAACAGTCACATGATATTCCATTACTTATCACCCTTTTTCTCGTTCTCTTCTTCCTCTTTCATCAGCTCTGAAATCTGACTTGCTGTCTTCGGCTGCTCGAACCAATCTGAGACGGTTGTTTCTTTGTGAATCAGACCGTTATAGATTCCGGTATATTCAACCAGTTCATCAGAAGTCATGGTCTCAACTTTGTGGTTCAGACGTTTCTCAATCATTTCCTGTGTCACGCCTTTCTTAGAGAAGTACGCAACCAGTGTTCTTACTCTGTCAGACAGTGGTAAGCTCTCTTCTCCCCTGAGAGTCTTTTTGCACTCATTGATACAGTTTTCGATAAGGTCAGGTGGCAAAATCGCAAGAATACGGCTTCTGAGTCTTCTTGCTCCATCGTTTGCAGTCTTCTCATAGATGTCACGCTGAGATGTGAGTTTGCTATTCCCATATCTAGTCTCCCTGATATGCTCAACAGTAAAGTTCTGACTGGAAATAGTGTTCGTTTCCAAATCCCATGCGTAAGCCTGCATTTCCGAACGTCCATCTTCGTGAGATAGTTCCTTGATTCCGTAGTCCATGTTTCCGTAGCAGCGAGCAAGTTCCTCAGCGAATCTGATCGTGACTCCTGTTACAGTCTCTTTTCCTCTTGGATAGGAATAGAACGCACTTTCGGCAAATCCTTTTCTCTGACACGCTTCAATTGCCTTGGTGTAAGACTGTGTGTAGTTTCTAGGAAACTGTTTCGCCAACAGAAGCTTTCCCTGTGCTTCTACCATGGCTCTGCTTGACTCAATAGCAACAGTTCCCTGATTTATTTTTGATGTATCAGCCATTGGAATTGTTGGTACTCCTACCTGATACTCTTTTACTTCATTGTTTGACATAGTTGTTTATCCTCCTATTCAAATTCTTTCTGTAACCATTTTGGCAATCCAAGACTCTGTACGTCACCGGTTTCGCCCATGTATCCATACCAGTTGTCAGTAACCTTGCAGTTCTACAACATGAACAACCGTTGACTGATATTCAAGTGGGATGCCATTGAGACGATCATCACTGAATATCTGAACAATTATCGCATCTGAAAACATTTGACCGCCTCCTTATGGTTAAATTTTCGCATAAAAAAAGAGAAGCAAGTTTTCACTTTCTTCTCATATTTATGTCATATAGTGGCTCTATTTTATTTACTATTTTGCGTACACACTCTCGCTGTGTACCGTATACACTTTTTACACACTTTTGCTGTGTAAATTCGTGTAAATACGTGTAATTTTATGAAATTCAGTGTGTATGCCAAATTGCTTGAAACCCTTATAAACTCAGTGTTAGAACGGTGTTCCGTATAAATCGTACGGTGTCACCTGATATACGTAATAATTCAACCAGTTCGTATACAGGTTATTGCAATGCGCTCTCCAGGTCAGCATTGGTTTCTTCTCTGGATCGTCGTTCGGATAATAATTCTCCGGAATCTGTGGATTCAATCCTTTCCCCATATCTCTCTTATACTCGGAATCCAGTGTCATTCTATCGTACTCCGGATGTCCCATTACAAAGATCTGACGTCCATCCTGCGCCATGCAAAGATAAACTCCTGCTTCTTCCGAATCTGCAAGAATTGTAATTCTGTCATCTTTCTCCAAAAGATCTTGCGGAACTTCTGTATGTCTGGAATGCGGTGCCAGAAACTTAT